TAGGTATAAATACTTACGACAAATATTTGGACAAAAAATTCTGGCTAGATACAAGCGATCGCTTAATGTATGAAGGCAAGGCTCCAGAACTTTCTGCCACCAAAGCATCCAGAATGCCAGCCTTTTTTGAACACAACAATGTCAACCTCCCACAATATGCTTGAGGCCATCACTGGTCCCAACATTAATTACATCCTCGAAGAATTAGAGGAGAACTTTCCACCAATCACACCTAACCCAGAGGATTCAATGCAAAAAATTATGTACAGATCTGGACAACGCTCTGTGGTTGAGTGGCTTGTTCATAGAATGGAAGAGGTAAGAAGCGATGGCCTTTGACGAAAGAGGGAGATGGATTCCAAGTGAAGATATAGATTGGAGTCTTACAGAACCAGATGACTTAGCTAATCTGAGGACAGAATTAACTAAGTCTGGATTAGATTGGAGACATGAAGGTAAGTATGCTTTTCGTACTAATGATTGGGGTGAATTATCTGAATCACAAAGACTAGGTGTCTTACAAGCTTACGATCATTGGTATGATACTGATGTTGACAGAAATATTAACCTAGCTGATGAAGATTGGGGCTTAGATATCGAACGAAATGTAAGCTACAATATGGATGAAGCTTGGTCTGCACAGAACTTCTTCCATCAAATGACTGGTGGTAATTTCCAAGAGATTACAATCGGTAAGGACATTAGAAAAACTATTGTTACTAAAGATAGACACGGTAACGTTATTGATATTCAGTACGGTGACAAAGGAGAAGGTAGAGTAGGTATTGCAGGTGATAAACATTCGTATGAATGGGGTCACTTAACAAACCCTTATAAATATAGTGAGAAGGTACGTGGTACATTCTTAGGTGAAGTAAGAACTGCTGATGGAGAACACATCTCTACTACCTATCAAGTACGTGAGAACCCTATGGATTGGAAAGCTTATACTAATGATGAACTTTATCGTGCTACGATGGATGAGTTGTTAGAGAAAGATTACATGATGTTCATGGGTCCGGGTTCTGACTTTGATAATGCTAGACAAGTACGCGCAGCATCTAAAGAAATACAGAGCTGGGTTGATAAACATTATAAGAAAGCACACGAAGAAGGTAGGGATGGTGCATCAGCCGAAGCTGAATGGGAAAAGGATAGAGCCTTACAAATTGCAAGAGCTAAAGTACATAATGTAAGATACCCTGAAGGTAAGAACACACGTGGTTATCAACACAACCAACAAGTTCAGATCAGAAAGTATCAACCTTGGAATAAGTTTGATCCTGAAACTGGTACTCGTACTAAGATCAACCCAGTAACAGGAGAGATTAGAGATACCTTTAAGCATAAACTTGTACCTCAACCTACACGTATGACTATTGTAGGTGATAAATTGGAACAGAATCTTGATGAAGGTATCTTCTACAGTCCTACGTTTGGATCTGAACAAGAGATAACTGATAGTATGCTTCGTGAACCATCTGATATCCCTAAGCCTAACTTAAGTATAAGAAAGGTTACACCTGAACGACCAGCTAACGTAGATGCTGGATGGAAACTTAAAGGAGATGTGAAATGACATACAACTGGTTTGATACACGTGCCTCTAAATGGTACGAAGGTTACGGACCCGGTGGTGGTCCAAGTCATACAAATGCAGGTAGCTTTGTAGATTTATCTACTTTAACTGAAGGTACTGCTGATTATAATACAGCTTTAGATGCTGTAACAAATAACATCATAGGTTTGTTTGAACAGAAAGGTATTACTGCAGAACAAGCTCAAGCATCTAGTGATTATCAAGCTCTTGTAGATCAAGCTAAAGCTGGTGATACTAAAGGAGCGTTTCAAGGAGCTGCTGCTGCTGTAACATCTGCTGCTGATCGTGGTGATCTTTATGCAGCTAGTATAGCTGAAGGTGGTGATCAAGGTTCTGGTGCATCTTTCTTACAAGACGTAGCTGATGGCAAAATAACTGCTACAGTTGAAGAACTTTATAGCAAAGGTTTACTTAGAGAAGCTGATACAGCTGGTCTTAATTATCATAAAGACAACCTTAACAATAAAGGAAGGAGTATTGCTGATATAGCAGGTGATTTTCTAGCAAGTGATGAAGCTCAATTACAACAAGGTTATTCATCACAGTACGGTAGAACAGGTAATGTACATCTCATTACAGACGAAGAAACAGGTGACGTTACTGTAGATCACACCCAAGGTTTAGGGTATTGGATTGATGATAACCAAGCAGCGGATACTGGTATAAGTGATTTACAAAACTTCCTTAATGTAACTTCATATAGAGGTGAAGACCAAGATGGTGATGGTTATGTTTCAGCTGAAGAAAGACTGACATCTGAATATCATATGTCTGCAGAAACTATGGTACGTGATGATTTTCAAAATATATTAGGTCAAGTATCTAACAAAGAAAACCGATCTAACAATCCATTTTTTACTGATGCAAACAATGCTGATGTACAAAGATATGTAGATTATATTCGTAATGCTAGAACTGGTGACATGGTTGATGAAGATGGGGCAAGGTTAGCAGGTGTTGGTAATCAAGACTTAGCTTATGATGACTCTTTGTTTACTAATACTCACATTGGTTACCGTGGTTTAACTATGGATGCATTAAATCAAGGTGATGCTGATGACTTTAGAGGCTTAGATCTTGATGGTGATGGTCAAGTTACTGGCGATGAAATAACTGCTAACCCTACTGGTATGGGTAGATTTGGTACAGTTGCTGAAGTAAAAGAATACATGGATGCTCATGCAGGTGTGGATTCAGATAATCTTTCAGCAGCTCAAGATACAAATAGATTCTCACGTGATTTGAATTATACAGAACAGTATGGTCAGAAAGTATTTGATTCAGTTCACCCTAAACTTTGGGGTGCTGTAACTCAAGAAGATCCTTACAAAAAATATATACCATGGGATGATCCTTTTGGAGGTAGGATGACTAAAGAAGAAGCAGAACAGTTATTACTACCAGAAAATTTAGATCATTGGAAAAAGAATTCAAGCCTTTGGGAGGCAAGTCAAGGTGGGGATAAAGATACAGGTCCAATAGGTGGAGATGGTTGGAAACCAGATATCCCTACTAAACCTACCCTACCATTACCACTACCAGTAGATAGAAAAGATATAAACTACATGCCTAATGTAAGTTCAGATGTACAAGACACAAGTAAGTACGGTACTGCTAAGACACAATTTGATCAAGCTATAACAGCAGCGACACCTGATACAAGGACCGCACAAGGTACAGCAGGTCAAAGGTTTACAGGTACAAGTGCTCAAGGTGTAAGGATGAAGAGATCTAAAGCATCTAGAATGGGTACCATCAGAGGCACTAAACAATTAGGTAGAGAACAACAACTTAAATCCCTTAATTTATAATGTCAGCTAAAACAAGATATGACAGTTTAGCATCAGAACGTTCTCAGTTTCTAAACATAGCGGAAGAGGCAGCGAAATTAACCCTCCCATATATAATTCGTGGAGAAGAGGAGTTCATGCGGGGTGCTAAAAACTTAAGCACACCATGGCAATCAGTAGGAGCTAAAGGAGTAGTCACTCTAGCAGCTAAACTACAACTAGCATTAGTACCAGTTAACACTAGCTTCTTTAAGCTTCAAGTTAACGATGCAATGCTAGGACAGATTGATCCTAAAATCAAAACTGAATTAGATTTATCCTTTGCTAAGGTAGAGAAAACCATTATGGAATCTATCGCAGCATCAGATGATCGTGTTGTTATACACCAAGCTCTTAAGCATTTGGTTGTAGCAGGTAATGCACTGATCTTCATGGGTAAGGATGGTTTAAAATTATTTCCTCTACATCGTTATGTTCTAGAGCGTGATGGGAATGGCAATGTAATTGAAATTGTCACCAAAGAAAAAATTAGCAAAAAATTATTACCCGATTTTGCAGATGAATTATCTCAGCAGCCTGAACAGGTAGCAGAAGATAACGATGACGTTGATGTTTACACACATGTCACTAGAGATAACAACAGATTTCTCTGGCATCAAGAAGTTAATGATAAAATTATACCTAAGTCAGTAAGTAAAGCACCAGTTGAAACAACACCATGGTTACCTCTACGATTTAATACAGTAGATGGTGAACCTTATGGACGTGGTAGAGTAGAAGAATTCATGGGTGATCTTAAGTCACTTGAAGCTCTGTCACAAGCAATTACTGAAGGTAGTGCAGCGGCAGCTAAGGTTGTCTTTGTAGTATCACCTTCTAGTACAACTAAACCTCAGACTCTTGCTAACGCAGGTAATGGTGCTATTGTTCAGGGTAGACCTGATGACATAGGTGTAGTACAGGTAGGTAAACAAGCTGACTTTGCTACGGCATATCAGATGATACAAACCTTAGAGAAAAGATTATCTGAAGCATTCCTAATACTATCAGTACGTCAATCAGAACGTACTACAGCAGAGGAAGTTCGGATGACACAGATGGAACTAGAGCAACAGTTAGGTGGACTATTTAGTGTACTTACTACTGAGTTCTTAGTACCATATCTAAATAGAAAGTTAAGTGTATTCCAAAAAACAGGGGAGATCCCTAAGATACCTAAGGGTATAGTACAACCTACCATTGTGGCAGGTGTTAATGCACTAGGCAGAGGACAAGATCGTGAGAGTCTTGGTCAATTCCTTACAACTATTTCACAAACCATGGGACCAGAAGCTACTCAGCAGTACATAAACCCTGAGGAAGTTATTAAACGTCTTGCAGCTGCACAAGGTATAGATATACTTAACCTTGTAAGAAGTATGCAAGAGGTACAAGGTGAACAACAGGCTGCTGTACAACAGCAACAGCAAGCTGATCTACAGCAAGCTGCAATTGGATCACCAATGATGGACCCAAGTAAAAACCCAGCACTAGGAGGACAACCAGTTGGAGAAGGTCAACCCGTCCCGCCCACGGAAGGCTAAACGTAAAGTTGTTAAGCCACCTGAAGAGGCTAAAACAGAAAACAAATATGCACCGAAGATGAAAGTCGGTAAACCAACTATTAAAGCACCCGGAACTAACGAGGTCACAACAGTTGGATTAGGAAACCTTACAGTAATCACCCAGAATGGCAACACTAACGTATGATGCTAACGAGCAAGCGGAAGGAGAATTAACTGCTGAAGAACAGGAGTCACTTAAAGTAGGTGAAGCTCTTGAAGAACAGCAGAACACTTTACTTGCTGGTAAGTATAAAGATGCTGAAGAATTAGAGAAAGCATACATAGAACTACAAGGTAAGTTAGGTCAACCAAAAGAGGAAGAGCCTAAGGAAGAACCTAAAGCTAAAGAAGAAGTCAAGGAAGAGAAAGAGGAACCTAAAGAAGAGGAACCAGATTATGAGTTCTTAGATAAGCTATGGGAAGAGTCAAAGAATGAAAAGTATTCTGATGACATCCTAGACAAACTAAACGATATGAAACCAGCTGACGTAGCTCAGTTGTATCTTAACTATCGTTCAGGTGTTGATACAGAACCACAAGAACTGACACAAGAACAGGCAACAGATCTACAGAAGTCTGTTGGTGGTGAGAAACAATACAACACAATGTTACAATGGGCATCAAATAATTTCGATGAAGCAGAGATCTCTCGCTACGATAAGGTCATGGAATCTGGAAACCCAGACGCTGCTTACTTTGCTGTCCAAGCCTTAGCTGCTAGGTACAATGATGGAGTAGGAGTTGAAGGAAAGATGCTTACAGGTAAACCAGCTAAAGCTGAGGGAGATAACTTCCGTAGTCAAGCTGAAGTAGTCAGAGCTATGAGTGATCCTCGTTATGAATCTGACCCTGCCTATCGTCAGGATATATACGATAAACTAGAACGATCTAACTTAAAATTCTAATGCCTAGAGTCAAAGTAAAAAAACCACCAGTTAAAAAAGTAAAATCTAAAGGATACTAATTATGGGAATGGCTTACAATCCAGACCAAAGAGCTAATGATTTCCAAGTCAAGTATGTAGTTAATGCTACAGGAGACCGTTGGTTTATACCTTACAATGAGAACGCATCTAAATCAGATCAAGTTTCTCAATGTAATACAATAGCTGGTCATACCGCTGACGATAGTGATGTCGCTAGTGAACAAGTAGCATCTTAGAGATAGTCGTGGCGACCTGAACCTTCATCATCGCCATTAATCTACCTCTTAATGTAATGACAACAATCACCGAATACGGTAAGCAAAACATCTTTGCAAAAGAAACACCCCCAAGATTAATGAACGAAAAAGAATCAGACTTCATCATGGAGCAAGCCGAAAGACTAAACGGTCAAGCAGCAATGCTTGGTTTTGTTGCTGCTCTTGGAGCCTACATCACCACTGGGCAAATCATCCCCGGTATATTTTAAACACTTTATAAATGACTACAGCCACAT